TCGTCTGGTTCTCGACACCTCAGCCGAGGCCGAGTATATCAACCTCTTCTCCGACTGGCAGAAAACCGGATCGACGGAAGCGCTGATTGCTGCATCGCTCGGCATGAAGTTCGGCTTCGAGATCTTCGCGGATCAGCTGGCTCCGATGCACACCTTCGGCTCTTTCGCCGGTTCGACGCCGCTCGTGAACGGTGCTGTTCCTGCTGGCGCCTTGACCATGAACGTCGACGGTGGCGCAGGTGTTGAACGCTTCCTCAAGGGTGACGTATTCACCGTTGCTGGCGTCAATACTGCCAAGGGTCGTCCGATTCAGTTCGTCATCACCAAGACCGCGACGGCAGCAGCCGGTGCTGTTTCTGGCGTCGAATTCTATCCGGAAGCACCACTCATGGGTCTTCCTGACAACGCGGCAATCACCGTGCAGAAGCCGTCTGCTGCCGGTGCCAACCAGTACGCCGTGTCGATGGCATTCCATCGCGACGCCTTCATGTTTGCTGCCCGCGCGCTGCACACCGAGCCGTCCGAAAACTCGACCATCTCGGTTGCAATCGATCCGGTCACCGGCATTCCGTTGCGCCTTGAAACGTGGCGCGAGCCCCGCACCTCCAAGCGCTTGTGGCGCTTCGACATCCTCTACGGGATCAAGACTCTGCGTCCCGAGCTGGCCTGCCGTCTGCATGGTTGATCTGTCAGCCGTCAGAAAACTCAAGGCGCTCCCGAAAGGGGGCGTCTTTTGTTTTGGCAGAAACGGGTGCAACGCTGCGCAGAATCGTTTAGGCTGACGGCATGGTCGTTCCCGTTGATACAACTCCGATTACCATTCAGCTGCGTCGCAACGGTCAGACTGTGACCGCCGTTGCAAACTCAAGCGAAGCGCGAACCCTGATCGCCGAAGGCTACGCATTTATTGGGGTTTGCCCGTCCTACGTTCGCCGCGAGCTGGCCCAGGCGACAAAACTTGATGTTGAGTCGCCGATTGAAATCACCGCTGACGGACCACGTCCGTTCACGCCTGTATTCGTTCCGGCTAAAGACGGTTGATTAAGGCCGGTAGCTGGCGTTGCTTTTGACGTGGGCTGTGGCTGCAATCGTTTGGCAATACACCAGTGACGGTCTATAAATTTTTCGATTCTCACGCGCGACGCTCGCGCCTTATCGACTCTGGAGATGGCAATGTCGGCAGTGGTAAAGCTCACAAACGGGACAGAAGAGATTACGGTCATTGCAGGATCTGATCATGATCGCGTTTGGCGCAGTCGCGGCTACAAGGAGGCGGGATCGGCAACGTCTTATGCGTCTCCTGCGCCGCCCCCGACTCCACTTGTTGCGCCTGCCTTGGTTGTGACTGCTCTTGTCCAACCCCTTGCGCCGCCGCCTCTTGAGCCGTCACCTGCAATGCCCATGGCGCCGTCCGCCGCAACTGCTGATCCTATCACCTCGGTGATTCTGCCAGCGGAACCAGCTCCGGATGCCGTCACGCCGGAAAGTATTCGCGAGCAGATGGTCTCGCTTGGCATTGATTCTGACGGCAACGCAGATCGTCCGGAGATCGCTCCTGGCGTGCCGATGCCAGAGCCGGTTTCTGGTGTTGTAACTGGAGACGATCCCAGCGATGTTATGGCTCCCGGCGCTGGGCGTATTCCGAAAAAAGGCAAAAGAGCACCATCCAAATGACGATTTCTGTGTTTGGCGGGCTCACAAAAAGAGCCCGCTTGGCAGGGGCGACGACTCTCGTTAGTTGTTGCGTTAATTGATTTTGTTTTTTTTGCTAATTTATTGGAGGGGTGCATGGTCGCCGCTCGGCTGCTGGGAGCTTTCTTTAGATCTCCCTCGACAACTTACGCCCTCACTGGGGCTGCTGGAGCTATGGCTTATCGTGGGGCCATGATGGTCTCTGCAAAGCGCTCCGGACATGTCTTTGCGAAGGGTGAAGTTGGCCGAACGATGGGCCGCGCTTTCGTTGAGGGTTCGGTTGTGGGGCTTGGCTATCACGCCGGAGAAGCGGTTTCTGGTGCCCTACTGCGTCGAACCCTGGGTAACCGGGCTATGACAACGAAGGCGGCTGAATACGCTACGTTCTCATCTGGCTTTGGCGCAACCTACGCAGCCGACCATCTCCGCACAAAGATGCTTCCGCGTGTCGAGCAAGTTGTCAGCGCCCGTGCACGGCAGTCAAAGGCAGGGCTGTCTATTGCCAGCAGAAAGATTCGCGACCAGTCTGAGGCGGTCAGAAAGGGGTGGGCAACGCGTCGTCGCAACAACACGTGACACACATGCATTTCCAACCATAGATAACACGAGGTTTATTATGAACGGCAACGAGAAGACCGGCTCCCATGGTCACCCCGATGGGTGCCTCATGCTTCAGGGCCAGGACAACGTCGATCACACGCTGATGGCAATCAATCGCGCCGAAGTCGCTGTTGCTGCGGCTGCAAGCATTGGTATGGCCGTCGTCGATTGGCAGCCCTCAATGCACGATCCGCGCCGCCCACCCGGTCTCGACCACATCATGTTCATCGGTGACGACTATACGCCGGTCCTTCCGACCATGACGGCGGTTGTCGTTCCTGCAACGGGTTGATCCGACGCTTTCAATCTGCGTTGACGAATCATCGAGGCCGCCGCATCAACAGTGCGGCGGTTTTTTATTTACGCATAGAACGAAGGAAGATGTCATGGCTTACGCGACACGTGCCGACATCGTTGCGCTCTATGGAGAACGCGCTCTACTCGTGGCCTCAGATCGAGATCGCGACGGCATCTCCGACGAGGATGTCTACACCAATGGCCTTGAATCGGCGACCGCCGAAATCGACAGTTACCTCGGCCAGCGCTACCGTGCGCTGCCATTAAGCAGCCCATCACGCATGCTGAAAACCGTGTGTATCGACATTGCAATTTATCGCATGTCGCAAAGTGAAACGTCACTGACCGAGGAAATTTACAACCGCTACAAAGCCGCGATTGATTGGCTCAAGCTGGTCGCTAAGGGTGATGTTTCCGCTGAAGCCGCGAGCGCGTCTAATCCTGCCTCAGGCGGTATTCCAACTGGTCCGGTTCAACCGGGAACGGGTGCTGTGATTGTGCCAACGATACAGGGTGGACTCGTCACTGCGCTAACCTTGCTCTCAGGTGGTTCCGGCTACATTCCAACCAATGGGGAAGTGCCGCTGGTGTTTTCTGGCGGCGACGGCAACGGCGCGCAAGGAAGCGCGCTGATCACGGAGGGTGTGGTCACAGGCGTCAAGCTGGCGCGACCCGGAAGTGGCTACAAGACGCTGCCACTTATCGTGGTTGGTCTCAGTGGAGCTACGCTTGATCCATCTCTGTATCCGCCGACGATCACGGGCGGCAAAAAAGCAGGGATCTTTTTCTCGCATAATCGTCAGCTGCATCCCTCGTGGGCAGGTCGCCCCAAGGGGCGTAGTATTCCATCCAACTGATCGTTCCAATTCTTCGAGTGGAGGCTTCCGTGGCGGGCATTGAAGGCACAGCATTGAATATGCTGATTGAGCAAAAGCGGACATCGCCACAAGCGTTGAAGACTGCCGCGATGTCTGTTGGAACGCAGCCGCCACGACTGGCGACGGTATCAGCGAAAAAAACCAATACAGATCGCGTCAACGGCATGATTTCCATGGCTTCATCTGTTAGAAACAAGCGCTCAGCCAACGACCGTCTGGCGGCTAAACTTGCGGCGGAGGCAGAGGCCAACGAAGGGCCATCCGGGCAGAAAAAGGTCCGCGCCGGTCCAACGATCGCGTACAAACTGCCTAGCGGCAGAATTGCTTATCGCAAAAATCCACACTATGGTAAGATCAGCTCCTCTACCTGATTTGGCAGGTTGCAATTCATTTAACCGTGGAGCCGAATAATGTCGATGAGGATTGATGTCATCGGATTAGATCGAGTCATTGCTCGTTTCAGCAATGCCTTTTCTCCGTTGTCGTTGCAGGCTCTCATGCGCGTCTTGGCGCGCAATGTTGTCACGCAAACCAGACGCCGCATCCAATCTGAACATAAGTCGCCCGATGGCGGCGGATGGGCCGCCTTAGCTGCACGTACAGCCAAGCAGAAGGGGCATTCCAACCCGCTGTTCAGAACCGGCGCGATGATGAATTCCCTGCAGACGCAGGTGTCCTCTTTGACAGCCAGAATCTCGACAAGTGTTCCCTATGCTGCGCACCAGCAGTACGGAACCAAAGGAAGTCGATTTGGTGGACCTATTCCCGCACGTCCTTTCATGGGCGTATCTGCCCAGAACGGAATGGAACTAGAGCGGGTCACTATGGATTTTGTGACGCGACAGCTATCACGCTAACGATTTGCTTCATCTGCTGAGGATCAATCATGACGCCCTCGCCGCTAGCGGCTCCGCCCAATCACCCGATGCGCGGGTTATCCAGCGTCCTGCGCAGCTTCAGAGATGCGGCGGTCGAGCATATTAAAGCGAACGTGCCGCATTTCAGGGATGTGGGGCCTTCTGGCGGCATCCTGAGCGAGCAAGCGCTGAAACGGTACGCCATGCTGGCCCCGTCCTGCCGCGTTGCCATGTTGGGCATGAGCAACGTCGAGCGGCAAAGCTCAGGCATGTTGCGCGGTCCAGCCCACTGCATCGCCTACATTGTCGCCGAAGATGAGCCGCCCGTCGAAAGCTGGGACGTGGCCCTGATGCTCGCAGAAAAAGTCATCGACGCCCTTGAAGGCGTGCACACGGGATACCCTGGCGCAGGCATTGCCCAAGTCAAAGAATTTCAGAACATGTTTTCTTTGGACGGCGAGGTCAAAGGGCTGTCTCTGATGGGAGTTGCCTGGGATCAGGACCTGGAGTTTGGACCGAATTTTCACGACTCGACCATGAAGGACTGGAGCGACCAGCTTGGCCTTGGTGCCTTGAACGAGGCCGCGCTGAAGCGGCGCATCCTTGATGCGTTCGGCCCTCAACCCGTCGATGTTCTTTTGAATTCGAGGTTTGGGCGGCAGCGCGATGAGTGACTACCAGTTAACGCAGGCGTTCCTCAATATACTCAGCCGCATTGATCGGCTGGAGGTGCGCACGGCACATGCCATGTTGCCCGGTCGCACTTCCCAGCTCGATCCTGCCAAGGGCTTGTTGAAGGTCAAGTATCAGCACCCAGGTGGCGTCGAAGAAACGCCTTGGATCAGATTTGCAACGCCTGCTGGGCAGAGCAAAGATTGGTCGCTCCCGTCGCTTGGCGAAGATGTCATCGTCTATTCGCCGTCAGGTGAGCTGGGCGAGCATTCGGTGGTGATGCACGGCGGCTTTGGCAAGAATTTCCCGCCTAACCATGACAAGGCTGACGAGCGTCGTATTCAAGTCAAGGACAAGACCTGGATTAATTTCAAGGATCAGGAAATTTTGGTTACCGTTGATCAGGCAACCATTACCATGAAGCCTGATTCTATTGAGCTTAAAATTGGCTCCAGCTCGATCAAGATCGTCGACGGCGAAATCACGCTCACATCGCCCAAGGTCACAACCAACTAAGGTGTTGTTCATGCCTGCTGTTTGCCGGGAGACCGATACTTCGACGCACGGAGGTGCCGTTGTGTCCGGATCTCCAACTCTGTCATCTGACGGCCTACCCGTAGCGCGGATCGGAGATCTTTTTGCATGCCCCATTCACGGCTTGCGAACGATCGTGTCCGGATCGACGCGCGAGTTTGCAGATGGCATTGGCATCGCCAGGATCGGTGATCCTATCTCATGTGGCGCAAGCTTGTCGTCTGGGTCTTTGAAAAAATTCTCAGATTGATTCTCCAGATGAGAAGCAGTTGACGCCCGTTTGCGACTCTGGCCTTAAAGACTTGCTTTTGTGCGCGCGATGAGTGCGCATTTTGATTTTTTCCGAGGCTAATCATGGCTGCGCTGCGCGATTACACCGTTAACGAGGCTGGCTTCTTCTACGGCACGTATTACGCCGCAGCCTCAACCATTTCCCTGACCGAAGAGCAGGCTAAGTACGAGCTGATGCACGGCAGCATTACGCCTGCAACCGTCTTGGAGGGTACTGCTGCCACAGAGGGTATCGCCACGTTGATGACGGCGACGGAGGAAGAATCTCCAACCGCGCCGCCAATGATAAAGATGAAGTTGCCACGCAAGAGCATTTCTTCGCTTGAGTAATGCTTAACGGCAAATGAGGTGGCGTCGTGCCTGGGCTCAATCGCGCAACGGGTGGCTTGATTGATGGCTGGATTCAGGTGCGCCAGTCCATCATCGACATCGTCACGACTCCGGTTGGGACGAGAATTGGCGAGCGCGATTACGGTTGCGATTTAACGTCTGCGATCGACCGGCCCGGGCATCAGGATGTGGTTGCGTCACTCGCTGTCGCCGTAACGGATGCCCTGCGTCGCGATGAGCCAAGATTTCGAGTCAATCAAGCTCTGCTTGACGTGACTTCTGACGGCATCGTCAGCATCTCGTTGGGTGGGACTTACTTTCCTCTTGCCCTGCAAGGCAATTTTGAAATTGTTGAAACGGTTGATAATTTTCGCTTCCGCGTCCGTGTTCCCAATCGAATGATCGGGTCGTCGGCTGGGTCAAAT